TTTGCACCTGATTGGTTAGCTATATCGTAATCGTGTTGAGCCATTAAAAACCTCTTGCTATATAGTCAAATGTTCTAGCGACAATTGTACCACTACTGTTCTTGAAAGTAATTGTAAAACCTGTGCTAGACACACTTGTTATTTCATAAAAATCTCCACTTGCCATATTCTGTGCAGTAACAGCAATTTTAGGAGTAACTAAAAATCCTTCTCCAAAAGTAACACCTAAAGCACTTGTACTTGATGTTAATTGTTGTGTATCTATTTTTTGAAAGGCTTCTAAAGTTGCAGACAAAGATGATATATAAACTTGGTGTGTTACATCACCTGATGTTACTAACAATCTAAATTTAAAAGCACGACCATGATAATTACCGATTCTAAAGTTTTGAAAATCTGTAAAAGTTGGTGAACCACTAGGATCATCATTGGTTGTTGCTATTTGCAACTGAACCTCTACATCATCATAAGTGTTCAAATCAATAGATTCGTAATCATCAATATTTCCTGAACGAGTATCTATAAAGTCTGATGTTGAATTAGTCGTAAAAGCAAATGCAGAACTTAATCTATAGGATTGTGCTGGTATACCTGTGTCTATAATGTTTGCAAAATCATAACTGCCTGATAAATCTACACCACCAGCAGAATCAATCAAACCAACTTCATCAATTAATCCCAATGAATCAAACAAAGTATCTGCTTCTAATTTCAATGTATTATCGTCAGTTACTACCATATTTGATTTTGTTCCTGAAAAAGATGGATTTTCTGTTCTTGTCAAAAATACCTGTGATTGAAATAAATCAGGTGTTACTGTATTTACTACTGTTGTCGCATTAGTAGATTTAACCCCTGTAGAATCAACCGCTTTTATCAAATAAGTACCAACCAATAACGGTACTTCTGCTTGATTTGATATACCTGATACAGCTTCACCTACTTGTGTTGATTGCGCCCAAACTGCACCTGATGTTAATGAGTTATGTCTTATCTCATAAAAACCGCCAATCTTCACATCCAAGTCTGTTGTAGGTGTCCAACTTAAAGTAGCAGTATTAGAATCTGCTCTTAAAAACAAATTGCTTACGTCTGAAGGTACTGCGGTCAAACCATAAATTCTTTGTGTAGTAGATGAAAATTCTGATGCGACACCTACAGTATTTACCGCTCTAACTCTAAATTCATACAACGCTGGTTCAATGTCAAAGAATTCAAAATTAGTTCCTTGTGATGTTCCAGCACCTTGAAAAGATGCTTCTGTAGATTTTTTAAATTCAACATCATAGTGATCTATAGTAACTCCTAAATCTTCCCATTCTGTATTGACTGATGTACCAAATGTTAATATCGCTTTTGCTTTTACACCTGAACCTTGTGTGGTGGTAAATAATTCTTCTGTTACAAAATTAATTGCTGGTGTATTTACGTCAGGTAAAACAGCAAACCCCTTGACTTCAAATATCTCTGTAGCAAAATCAGAATAAACTCCCAATCTATTTTTTGCTCTAACAGCTACAAAGTATTGACCTTCTTCTAATTTATCTATGGTAAAACTTTCAGTAACACTTCTGCCTTCAAAATCATAACTAGCTTTATTTGCAAAGCGTACTGAATTTAATCTGTTGATGCCTATTTCATAAGATTCAACAGAAGATTTATTTGGTTGAGTCCAATTAATAGTTACTCTGTTGAATAATGTTGGTGGTATAGTAATCAATTCTTCTGTAGGTGTAGATATTGTTGGTTTATCTACAGATGAAAAATTAGGTAAGTTTGTATTTGGTGAAGTATCTTCTGCTTGTATCAAACCAAAATCATAAACATCATCATCATATTCTCTTGCGGTGATATCTACTTCATCGTTATTTTTTATAGCAAGTTTCATAATCTTAAACTTCTTGCCTTGATTGGAATTTAGCGTATTCCAACCTAAAGATTCCAATGAAATAAAAACAACGTCTCCTATCTCTGCTCTTAGTCCAACAATAGTTGATGTAAATTTAAAGACCAATGATTGCCTTGATTGTTTCATGTTGATTGTAGAAATCATTTGCGCCCTTTCCATTTGATCTGTAAATGGAAGTTCAATTGCCCTTTCAAGACTTAAACCATTATCTTCTGTTTTAAATGTTGAACTTTCTACAATGGCAAAATCACCTTGCATGTCACGATTTCTGTTAAAGAAGTTTGCTCTAATTTTATTTGCTTTGTATTCTTTACCACCTAAAGATAATTCAAAAGCACCTACAATATTATCTTCATCAAAAGTTTGAACTGCTGTACCTGTATCATCAATTAATAATTTATATTTACCGCCTGAAAATATTAAAGAACCTCTACAACATGTAAGAAGTTTTTCAATATTATCTAAGGCTTTATTATTCGTATTTAATATGCCATTACAGGTATATTTTTTTTGTGTTACGCCACCTACTGTAACTTCGGTATCACAAATATTTCTTGCAGTAGTGAATGATGTTGAATCTATTTGTGAACTTGGTATTGATCTACCATAAATTGTATTGGTCAAATAATCTTCAATGCAATCTGCTGGATTGTTACTAAATACTTTATATGTAGTTCCACCTGATGTTGTGCTTCTTGTTTTTTTTCCAATAACATCAAAATTTACTTGCGGTATTCCTGTATTACCAAATACTTCAGGTTCAAACTTAAATCTTACAATTGCATACGCAACACCTTGTAATCTATCTGAAGATGTCCAAGCACCACTTGTCTCTGAAATTAAATCTTGATCTGCTGTTTGTGTTGTTGTGCCATTGTAAATTTCATATTTTAAAATGCCTTCATACTTTGGTTTATGAATATTTTCCATACCAAAGACAGATATACCGCCAACTAAACCGCCTTCTCCCTCATTGATAGTTACACTATTTACTAAATCTGTAAGAGAAGTATCGTATAAATCAGGTGTAGTATTTACTTTGTCATTATTCAAATAAACCTGGCTTACACCTTGTATCTCACCTTCTGCGATTGCATATACAACATGAAGAAACTCGTTATCTGCACCTGATACATGATAAAAAATTGGTGTACCACCTACTCTTCTTTCTCCATAAATAACAGGTAAAGGATTAGTTGAGCCTTGTTGATTCGCTAAAGCTGAACGTGCTTGTGCTGACATATTATCAGGAAAGTCCATGCTCATAGCACCTAGCAATTGACTTCCAGCGTAAGCACCAACAACTACTGTAGCTACACCAATGGCTATTAATGCACCAGCAGTAAGTGAACCAGCTACAGCAGAACCTACTACTAAAGAGCCAATACCAGCGAATACAGGTGCTAATGCTGGTAAAGCAAAAACACTACCTGTAAAAAATAAGGTAGTTAATAATAATATTATGTTCCTAATTTTCATTACTAAATCTATATGCAGAATCAAAATCGTTAAAATCAGATATTGGCAAAATTGCTGTACCTATTTGTTCATCTACAGATGCCATTTTACTACCAATACAAATATGACATGAATCCCAATTTTCATTATGTTTGACCAATATGTCACCAAATATAGCTTTACTAGGATGATATTCCTTCATGCCTAATTCCAAACATCTGCCTGATATTCTTTGGGCAAATTCTTTTTGAAATTTTATTGCACCTTTTTTTGTAGAATATTTTTTATAAATTATTTTTAATAAGTCTGTACCTAGTACCTTATCAAAGTATTCAACAATAAATGTATTGCAATCATTAGTACCCCATGCAAAAGGTTCATTCAATTTTGATTCAATGTATTTATTTGCCTTTAATTTATCTATCATCGTATTTCTGTTGGTAGATTTATTCTACTTCCTGATGAACCATAATTAACTGTTGATGTGGCTTTTACAGGTCTTTCTAGAACACTATCAACACCGCCACCAAATTCTGAAGCTGTAGCATTTTCAGAAAGAGTAATTGTAAAATAATCTGTATTAGAAGCATCAACTACAGTATGTGATTTATTTAACAAACTTCTATCCAAACCACCAACATCATCCAAGCCTTCCAAAGTTATTGTGTCGCTGTTTGCTAAACCATGACTTCTGTAATGAACTTTTACAGTTGCAGATGAAGCTGTGGTTTCTATTGGATTGGTTCTAATAATTTTTCCATCTAAACGAACTGCATCACTACCACCTCTTGCGGTACTTGTTGCTGTTGTCGAAACAACAACTGTAACTGTATTTTCTGTTATAGCTGTGACAGTATGTGCTTTGTTTATATCAGAAGCTGGTACACCACCAACTGCTGTAGCACCTGAAATAGTGATTGAATCGCTTACCGCAATATTATGTTCTGCAAAATCTATAATCAATGATGTTGAGCCTGATGTAGTTTTTAAAGGATTGGCTAGAACAATATTTTTTTGTGTAACTGCAACTGTAAGTGTATCTGTAGTCCTTGCTGTAATTTTATGATCTAAGGCAAGGATTCTACTTTCTATACCACCAACAGATGTTGTTTCTAAATTAAAAGAAACTGATTCATCAACTTTGGCAAAATTATCAGCATTTACTGTAATTGAATTAGAGCCTGATGTAGTTTGTATCAATACAGGTGCAACTAATTCATCATCAATTGTTATTTCACTACCGCCAAACTTTCCTGATTTTACAGATGTAACTGTATTTGGAACTGCAATAGTAAAACCAAAGCCATCTGAATCTATTGAAGTGATTGCATGAGTTCCAGCACCTTCTGAAAAATTTATAGCAGAACTTAAAATAAATTCTCCATCATCAAATGTTTTGGATTCAAAACCATTTATCTTAACTTGTTGTCCTACAGAAAAATTTGAAGTGCTTCTGTTTGCATAATTGATGTGTATTCTTACTGATCCTGATTGCAAACTAAACGATGGATTGGTTGGTCTTATCTCTCTAAAAATACTTTTTTGCGCTGGTGAAGTATTATTGATTGGAGATGTGGAAGAACCTTGTGTTGATACACTAGAACTGCCGCCACCTGATGCAGTAGCACCTGTAGTCATTCCCCAATTCAATTCTTTAACTACAACTGAACTGAATCTAAAGCCTGTATCACCTGAAAAAAAACTTTGCTGAGATTCATTATTTGTAAATCTTGTATTGATTCTGTCAAAGTCCACAAATAATGAACTTGCTTGTACTGCTACTGTGCTTGTTCCAGCATCAACATCTTCTTTGATTACAGGATTATTTAATCTGCCATCAAATATTAATAAAGGATCAGAAACCAAAGCATCGTTACTATCTAAAAATGCTTTGTAAATTTGTACAGTTCTGTCTAAGTAACCACCTGATAAAAATAAATTTATATATGTAGTATCAACACCTGATAAAGAAATACTTATAGTTTCAATATTGGATTCATTGGTTTCAACAATATCGGAAAAAGCTAAAAAACTTCCTGTTGGCGTATAGGTATCAGAATCATAGGTTACAGGAATATAAGCATCAGATAAAAAATAACTGACATCATCAAAAGATAATTTAACTAAATGAAAAGGTTTGTTTGCAGATTTAACAATCTCTGTTTGAAATGCACCTGTACTTCCTCTATCCATCTCATTAAAACACTTCTATTAAAGTCATACTAAAACCAAATAAAGCAGTAGTATCAGTAGCAAATTGTGTAATATCTTCGGTAAAAGAAACAGTAAAAGGTACTGATGCAAAAGTTATGGTTTCATCATTAGCAACTGCATTTAAAAGATTAGGTGCAAAATTTAAAGTAGCATGGCTTGTACCATCTGCATCCATGTCAGCAGTAGCCATATACACTTTTGAATGACCACTAAATTTAAAGAAATCACCAGCTTTTATAATGCCTGATTCTGAAGCTGTAAGACCATCTATAGTCGCTGAATTTGCACCAACTGACACCGCACCATCAACTACAGGAGATTCGCTTGTATCGCCTTGTGATGTGCTTATAACAGGTGGAACATAAGTGAAGGTTTCAAACTGACCTTGTTGTTTCATAGCAAAAGCGTAGATAGGCGCAAACTCTGATCTAGTCATTGGTGGAAACTCCACTTCCAATGACCATCTTTGTCCACCTCTTCTTCTTACTTGTCTTTTTAAATTTTGTGTAACAGAAACCAAAGTAGGCTCTATAGATTTAATATTTACGCTACTTGCCGCTGGTGATGTTGGGAAACTGCCGCTCATGTTACAAAACCTCTTCTACCTCTACGATTGAATTCAGTTTCTATTATGGCAGATATAGTAGGTGCATTTTCTGTTATTGCGGCTAACGTATCTTTTGAATCAAAGGCTTGAATATTGTAAGTGATATTTACAGGCATACCACCTGATCTCATGCCACCACCCAATCTATTGTTTGGTACGATTGTTCCTGTTTTATTTGGTACAAATAATTCTGCACCAGCTTCACCAACAATGTAAGGTTTATTTGCGGTAACAGTACCACCTCTTTCTGCAAAGCCAAGATTACCAAGAAAAGAAGTAAAGCCACCTGTGATTTTATCTAGGATTAATTTTCTTATTGCTATTCTTAATAATTCTTTAATCACAAAATTTGCAAAATCTTTGAAAGCGAATTTACCTGACATAAGACCATCAACTAAAGTATCTTCAAATTTTTTCATACTTTTGACAACTGTGTTTTCTATCGCAACACCTGTATCTTCTAATTCTTTTTTGAATTTACCTAATGGCGAAAGTAAGTTTGTAAATGCTTGTGTACTGCTATTTGCCGCTTGTTCTGTGCCATTTGTTAAAGTATTCATGGCTTCAACAGAACTGCCAATCATATTTCTGTATTCACCAACTTTGGTCATGACTCCTGTAAAGCCTTCGATAGTTCTTTGTTCAAATTCGTTTTGTCTGTCTAGTAGAGAATTTATAGCTTCTTCGTTTCTGCCAAAAAAGTTAGTTATTTGTAATAAACTTTCTTGTAAAGAAGTGACCATTCTTGAGCCACCAAGAACCAATTCTTGCATAGCTAATAAAGCTGTTTGTACTCCATCAATTATGTTTGTTGCTAATGCTTGACTGAATTTTTGAATGCCACCTTCTCCTTCAGCGAAGGTTTTAAAAGTTGTAGTCAATTGATTTACAAAAGTTTGAAGTATCGGAAGAAATGCCGCAAAGACATTATCTTTCAAACTGTTTAATTGTCTGCTTAAAATATTAGAAGTATCGTTAAATCTTTCAACAGCATCTACAGCTTCACTTGATATACCGATACCAAGTTCAAGCATTTTATCTTTAAGTCCAGCAACAGCATCACCGCCTTGATTAAGAATTGCGAATAGTTGCTGTCCTGAACGACCAAATAAATTAGTTAATGCAGAATTTTTTTCTGCTGAAGAACCTAAGGCGGCTATACCATCTGCTGTTTCAAGTAATAATTGTTCTGTACCTTTAAGGTTTCCTGAACTATCTCTAATGGAAACACCCAAATCTTTAAATAAA